ACAACAGGACATTGCACAACGATGATTATTATATCTAACAGAACTGGTAACAGTCAATTGCCAGTTGAAGAAGGATTGTTGGAATGGTTGCAAGCAACCTATCCCTACTCTCAGTACCACTTGGCGGAGATTTAAATGACTCGAAAAAAACCAAAGGTATCCGAAGCAGAACTGGCAGCAGCTCTTGAAGAGTTGAAACAGGAATTTGAAGCATTAACTACAGAGGAAAATCAAATGGCAAAATCAAAAACAAAGGCCGCAGGGTCTGTTAAAAAACTCAGCGACAAGTTGACCAAGGTCAATGAAAACTTTACCATCAACATGTATGACAATGGCTACATGATCGAGGTGGGCGGCAGAGACGACGAAGACAACTGGAAGACTGCCAAGATCATTGTTGACACTGTGGAAGAACTGTTGTTGTTGGTTCGCGAAGCAACTGAAATTGAGCGAGCAGACTAATGTCCACCTGGGTGCTAACTACCAAGACCAAAAAGAACGCTGTTGAAAAGCAGTTTTGGACCAAGGATGGGCGAACTATCATCCGTGAAGAAGGCTATCGTTGGGGCAAGTTCTACTGCGAAAACGACGAGCGCCCTGATGTGGATCTTGCCAACCCAGATGGCTATGAACTTGGCGACAGTGAGTATGACTGGGAACTTGACCATCTTGATGATGGCTGTTGGGCAGACTGGACATTTCCAGATGACATGACTGAAGAAGAACAACAAGCAATCGAAGCAGCCTGGGACGAAGACTTTTACGATGGTATGGAAGGTCTAGGCTGGAGCAATGATGATACTGAATACTGGTTCTACGGTGAACTGGAACTGGAACAAGCATGACCCTACCATTACAGCCTGAATTGATTGGACGGCCTTATGCGCCGGCTGAATGTGTTGTGGAGCAACAGCAACTTGATCTAACCCATCAAGTGTTGCAATCTACTGCACTTAACAACTTGGGCGATTCAGTAGTACCCGACTACTGTGCTCAATTTCAAAATTGGATTTTGAGCAGCCAACTAAACACTGTGACTGGGTTGGATACATTGCCAGTTGTGGCATTTAGTCAAGGCACTACAGAAGCCTTTGATAATTGTTATATCCGACATCATGATCGACGGTTTAGAGTATTTCGTGGAGAATACATCTATCACAAACGTATATGGCAGCGTCACTATGCAGACCAATGGACGTTTATAGATGTTGATGATATCAAAACAAATGATGCAGTGATTGTGAGTTGGCCATTTGCTGATACCGGAAACACACACGAACATTTTAATCAGAAGTTCTTGGACAAGTGTTATGAATTGGGCGTGCCTGTACTGATTGACGCTGCCTTCTTTGGTGTGTGCGCAAATCAACATTATGACTTTTCTCATCCAGCTATTCAAGAGGTGGTGTTTAGTCTTAGCAAAAGTTTTCCGGTAAATGCCTTGCGTATTGGTATTAGATTTGCTAGAGAAGATTTTGAAGACGGCATGCAAATCTATCACAGCACTCAGTACGTAAACAAGTTATCGGCTGCAATTGGTCTCAAATTAATGGCCAGTAGAAATCCAGATACCACGTTTACCAAATGGCGTTCTAAACAATTGGAGTTTTGCAATCAGTTAGATCTTGAACCAAGTGATACAGTACTGTTTGGCATAGACACCGAGCACAAATATGATCACTACAATCGTGGCAGTTTGCAAACCAATAGATTGTGTTTTAGTCGCTACTATGAGTCTGGAAAGTTAGTAGTAGATGAGCGTTAACACATGGCATCCAGCTGGCCATAATGGCTGGTGCAGTGTAAATCTTACACCTGAACAGTTTTCATTTCGAGTTAACAATCCTGCTACTGAAGAATTGGATTTTCAATCAGCATGTGACATTGCTGCACAAATGCTATGCCAGGAGTGGAGCAACCGGCCACTATATCTCAGCCTTAGTGGCGGACTCGACAGTGAATTGATTGCCAACACTTTTGTTAGAAACCATATTTCATTTACACCAGTGATCCTTCAAGTTAGCAATCTCAATGCCGCAGAGTCTTGGTATGCTGAATATTGGTGCCAACAACACAACGTAACTCCGTTAATTAAAACAGTAACTATTTCTGAGTATGAGGACATTGTTAAAAAGTATTTGTTAGTGTTAAGAAACACTCACCAAACTGGTATTGTAGCTAATTTATATCTAGCTGACGAAATTCAAGCTCTTGGCGGATACTATGTAAATGGTGTGGGTGATATCAATCAAGATCAAGATCAAGATCACTTTTATTGTAACATTGTGGACTTTGCGTTAGATGTGTTTAGATCCGGTCAACACCCTACAGGATTTTTTATGTATACTGCCGAATTAGCATTGGCATATATCAAAATGTTTGATTCAGCAATAAATGAGCAGTATAATAAACTAAGATTTTATAATGTGTCGCCAAGGCCTAAAATTGCCTGGGTAGAACAAGTGATTTCTAGTAGTACACGACTGTTTCGCATGTTAGACTTTTGGTATACACATGTACCAAATTCTCAACCACACCAGTTTGGTAACAAACAAGATGTAATCAACGTATTAAAAGGAGTTAAATGACTGATTTAGAAATTGCACGTCAACAAGGCATTGCACCCTGGGACGACCGTGTGGAAGAACTTTCGGACTTTCATGTAGCTGCGTTCCGTGATCGCTTTCCAGTAACTTCAGGACATTTGTTGTTTGTGCCACAATACAATACTGATGATGTAATCATGGAATGTTTTGAATCAGCCATGTTGCATGGTCGGCGTATGGTAGCTGATGGCAAGTGTGATGCGTTCAACATTGGCATCAACATGGGGCGAGAAGCAGGGCAAACTGTAATGTATCCGCATGTGCATTTGATTCCACGACGTGTGGGCGATTGTGCAGATCCTGTGGGTGGGGTACGTGGAGTTATTCACGGACAAGCCAACTACAAAACAACAGGCTATCAACAACCTGCATAAGTATTTCTCTAAGCGGCCTGTCCGGCATCATCCCGCTATACAAACTCTGCTGCCTATGCTATAATGTCATAGGAGGACAAATAATGCAACCGATAACATACAAATTTACTTCAACCAAAGAGTACCATGACGCATTTCCATGTGCGTATAGACAGTGGAGGGCTGACAGCCACTGCAATCTAATTCATGGTTACAGTTTTTCGATGAAGTTTTACTTTGGCACAGACAACCTGGATGTACGCAATTGGGCAGCCGATTATGGTGGTCTCAAAGAACTCAAGAAGCAATTGGAAGATCAATTTGATCATACCTTACTAGTATCTGCAGATGATCCAGAGCTGGAAACATACAAGCTCTTGCAAGAGAAGAAAATGGCCAAACTCACCATCCTACCACGGCTGGGCTGTGAAGGCCTAGCAGACATGCTGTACAAGTATGTGAACGGTGTTTACATTCCGGACCTGTGGGGACCGGGTGAAGCAGAGCGTCTCTGGTGCTATCGTGTAGAAGTGCGTGAAACACAGAGCAACATGGCTTTCCGAGAAGGCCATCGCGAGTGGATGGAAGATCTGTTCGTTTAATATAACAAGGAAAAATCATGTTAGATCGAATCTTAAATGGTGTTGACCGTGCATTGGCCTACAAGCTCATGCTGGCACATATCATTATTATTGCTGTTAGCAATTACATCGTGCAATTTAAATTCTCAGTGTTTGGTGCACCATTGGCAGCAGCCGCGTTCACATTTCCACTAGTGGTTGTGTTGACCGACTTGACTGTGCGAATGTTAGGCAAACAAACTGGTCGTGCCGTGATTGCCTTGGCATTCATCCCTGCCATCATTGTATCAATGGCGGTAGTCAAATTAGGCGGTGCTCCTGACTCAGTGGCTTTCCGGATTGGTCTTGGTTCAGGTGTTGCATACTTTGTGAGCAATTTGCTTGATGTGTACGTGTTCCAATACATTCGTGAGAAGTATGCTACTTGGTGGATTGCACCTGCGTTGAGTTCAATTGTGAGCACATTCTTTGATACCTATGTGTTCTTCTTTACTGCATTTGCCGGTGGTGCCAATGAGTTTATGGCTGCTAACTGGCACATTGTTGCAACCAACAATTCAATCAGCAAAGTCATTGTGAGCTTATTGGTTATCCTACCTGCTTATGGATTGTTGTTGAGTCACTTGCAGAAAAAAATAGTAGAAGATATTAAACAACCTAACTAATGGACATTGACCATAACAAAAACCCAGGTAACTCTGGGTTTTTAACAAGTTATATCCAGGGCACAGAACAGATTAAATAAGACATGAACAAAAAAACAATAAGTTTTGTACAGCCCAACTTTCAACAAGGGCCTAAAGAATTCAATGCCTACTACTTGCCGTATTCTGCAGGTGTGATTTTGAGTTACGCCTTTGGGTTTGAGCATAGTAAAAATGCCTGGGAAATTGATGAATTAATTTGGCGTAGAGAGCCCATCGAAGAAGCAGCCGCAAGATTGCAACACAATGACATTGTGGCGTTTAGTGCCTATGTATGGAATCACAGATACAACTACAAACTAGCACGTCGAATCAAAGAACTCAATCCCAAAGTAAAAATTATATTTGGTGGACCCGAGCCTGCTATTACGGATCCTGAATTGTTTGTGAAAGAACCTTTCATGGATCTTGTGAGCAAGATGGAAGGCGAGATCACATTCAAACGCATCCTAGAAGATTTTGACACAGACTTTACGCACATTCCTGGCTTGTTGATTAACACACCAGCAGGGCTAGTAGACACTGGAGATTGTGCCAGAATCGACAATCTAGATCAAATCCCCAGTCCTTACCTTGCCGGCATCTTTGATCGAATCATAGCTGAAAATCCTGATGTAATTTGGAATGCTACATTGGAAACCAATCGCGGTTGCCCTTATCAGTGTACCTTTTGTGACTGGGGCAGTCTCACTTACAACAAGGTCAAGAAATTTGAACTCACTAGAGTGTTCCATGAATTAGAATGGATTGGTCGCCATTGCGGATTTGTCACAATCACAGATGCCAACTTTGGCATGTTCATTGAACGTGACAACATGATTGTGGACAAGTTGATTGAAGTACAAAAGCAATGGGCCAAGCTGGCGTCATTTTCTATGACATGGGCCAAGAATCAAAAGAACGAAGTAGTGGGCATTGTAAAGAAATTGATCGACGAAAGCCCCAACTTTGGTCAAGGCCTTACTGTGAGTGTGCAAAGCATGGACCACGATGTGTTGGAAAACATCAAGCGTAGAAATCTTGATCAACACAAGATTGACGAAATCTTTGCTTTGTGTGATCGCAACAATATTCCTGTGTACACAGAAGTTATCTTGGGCTTGCCAGGTGAAACTGTGGAAACTTGGAAAAATGCTTTTTGGCAAATCTTCCGTGCAGGTAACCATACTGGTGTGAACATTCTCCAAGCGCAGTTGTTGGAAAATGCCGAGATGAATCTCTTGCAAAAACGAATGTGGAAGCTGGATTCAGTGCCAGTGTATGACTACATGAGTGGCAGCTATGGTGATGTAGACATGGACGAGTGTGTGGATGTTGTGGTAGGAACCAAAGACATTCCACGAGAAATGATGTTGGACACACTGGTATGGAACAGTTTTATTCAAACTTTTCACATCAACGGGTTGACCACGTACATTGCTAGATACTTGGCCAAAGCTCATGACATTGACTACAGTGAGTTCTACGACAGTTTGTACAAGTATATTGAAAGCGATGCATGGTTTCAACAACAGTTTGATGAGACACGCAGTTACTTTAGAAACTGGACCACAGACGGTCGTATCAATCATCCTCGAATTGGCAACATCGAAGTGTTTGGATGGAATCTTGTGCATCGAACCACTTTGTATATGCAACAGCAACAAAAGATCAATCATGTGTTCGATATCATTGACAACTTTGTAAGAACCACGTATACTATTGACAGCAACATACTAAATCAGTTGTTGCAGTTTCAGAGAAACTATGTGATTGATTACAAAGATTTACCAGCATTGCCAATTCAACAAAAGTTTGACTATGACTTTCTTGGATATCTACTGGACGATGCTGACATCAACACACCATGCTTGTACAAATTTGACAGCGTGGAAGATAAAACCATGAGCATGGATCGGTTCTTAGAGAACATGTATTTTGCTCGCAAGCGGAATTTTGGAAAAACAACAATAACAAAAACTAATTCAGCCAACTTACCTGAAATAGAATATGACAACAGAGAACTTATTACCCCTTGACAATCCCATCGACATCAGTATTTTATTGCCCACTCGTGGCAGACCAAAACCACTAGAACAATGCCTACGCACTCTACTTGACCGGGCCAAAGACCCCAGTCGAATAGAAGTGATGTTGGCATTTGATAATGATGATAGTGAAAACATCAAACACTTTGTGGATGTCGTACAACCTTATCTTGATGACCTTGGTGTAGAATACAGCGCCATACAGTTTGAAAGATTAGGGTACATGCGACTAAACGAGTACCTTAACGAGTTGGCCAAGCACAGTCAAGGCTCTTGGTTGTTCTTTTGGAATGACGATGCTGTGATGAAAACACAGGATTGGGATCAGGTGATTCGAGACAACGGGCAAGAATTCAATTTGCTCCGTGCCGAAACCAATCACGAACACCCTTATGCTATCTTTCCTATCCTGCCAAAGAAGTGGGTGGAAATTACTGGCCATTTGAGTCCGCATCAAATCAACGATGCCTGGACCAGCCAAGTGGCTTGGATGTTGGATATTGTGAAAACAATTCCTGTAATGGTACACCATGAACGCTATGATCTTACTGGCGAGAACTTGGATGAAACATTCAAAGAACGTATCATGTTGGAAAACATGCCCGGCAATGATCCTAGAGATTTCAATCACATTACCTGGCGCAAACGCAGGGTTGAAGAAACTGAAAAAATTGCAGACTATCTTGACAGCATAGGCCGCGATACCACGTGGTTTAGAGATTCAATGACCGGTAAAAATCCAAACATCTGGGCCAGAATGGTCCTGCAAGATCCACACAAACGATTAAGACAATGGAAGGACAGTCCCTTTGAGCAATGAACTAATAGACAAGATTGTGCAGTACTGGGATCGCCAGCCCTGTAACATCAACCACAGCGCCAGTGAAGTTGGTACTGAACAATTCTTTAACGAGAATAGCGAAAAACGCTACTTTGTTGAACCACATCTCAAAGATCTAGCACAGTTTCATTTGTATGCTGGCAAACGTGTGTTAGAAATTGGATGTGGCATTGGTGCCGATGCAGCTGAGTTTGCCAAGCATGGTGCCGAGTATGTTGGTATCGATCTCAGCAGTGAAAGCATTGCATTGGCCCGGAAACGATTTGAAGTTTTGGGACTGGAAGGTCAATTCATTCAAGGTAGCGGCGATGATGACTTGTCACACTTGGGCAAATTTGATTTGGTTTACAGTTGTGGTGTGTTACATCACTATCCAGACATTGATCGTGTGATTGAAAACATACACAGTTTGACCGTGGACGGTGGCGAGTTCAAAATGCTAGTGTATGCTCGTGACAGTTGGAAGTATGCCATGATCCAAAAAGGTCTGGACCAATACGAAGCACAAGCCGGATGTCCGTATGCCAAAGCCTACACAAAAGAAGAAGTCTATCAGTTGCTAGAGGGCAAATTCCATATCGGACGCATTAGACAAGCGCATTGTTTCATGTATAATGTACCTAAGTACAAGCAAGGTATCTATGAACTGGAACCTTGGTTTGCGGCAATGAGCGAAGAAATGCGTCAAGCAGTTCGCGAATACTTGGGTTGGCATCTACTGGTTAAAGCAACAAAAATATGAAATTAAAAGTTAGTGAGTTATTTTATTCTGCACAGGGCGAAGGACGCTTTGTTGGTGTTCCTTCAGTGTTCCTACGCACATACGGATGCAACTTCACTTGCTCAGGCTTTGGCTGCGCTCCGGGCGTACAGTCTACCGAAGCAGACCAAGTGGCAAAGAACATACACCTGTACAAGGATTTTCTTGAACTGCCGCTTGTGAACACCGGATGTGATAGCTACGCTTCGTGGCATCCTGCATTTAAGGAACTAAGTCACACACTCACACATGATGAACTGATTGAAAAGATGTTGGTTCTTACACCCAATCATCACTGGCAACAAGACAACGGCAATGATGTGCATCTTGTGATCACAGGTGGTGAACCGCTGTTGGGTTGGCAGCGTGGATACGAAGAACTGCTGTCGCAAGGCAGTATGGGTGACTTAAAGAACATCACATTCGAAACCAATGGCACTCAAAAGTTACAGCCAGCATTTCGAACATTTTTGCACGAATGGCGTCGCCCTGCACTAGGGGCCGTGCCCACGCGAGAAATTACTTTCTCAGTAAGTCCCAAGCTATCAGCGTCAGGCGAATCGTGGTCGGATGCTATCAAGCCCGAGATTGTGGCAGACTATCAAATGCATGGCACAGTATATTTAAAATTTGTGGTAGAAACACTGGCACACTTTGAAGAAGTTGATCGTGCTGTGGCTGCATATCGTGAAGCAGGTTTCCGTGGTGTTACCTATGTGATGCCACAAGGCGGTGTGGTCACTCCATACGAACGCAACCGAGTGAATGTAGCTGACTGGGCACTGGCTCGTGGTTATAACTATAGCCCAAGATTGCATGTGGATCTCTGGGGCAATGGCTGGGGCAAATAAATGTCCGAAACAAAAAAACGTACAGTAGCAAGGATGCTTACATATAGATTGACAGCCTGGCTGTTCACAATCTTTTGGACATACCTATTTACAGGTAATCTAGGCAACTCAGCAGGGTTTGCTACTGCATTACACATTCTGTTGAGTGTTGATTACTACATACACGAACGTATATGGTTGAAAATCAAATGGGGACTCAAGTAATGACCAGTCTCCAAAGCAAACAAACATGTTATTTTTAAAATTAAAAGGAATTAATGAGTTATCTATTTACAAGTGAAAGTGTGTCAGAAGGACATCCGGACAAAATCGCGGATGCTATTAGCGATGCAGTGCTAGACATTGTGATGGCTAAACAGGATCCCGCTCTACGTTGCGCATGCGAAACGTTGGTTACTACCAATCGTGTGGTGGTGGCAGGAGAATACAAAGGCGTTTTACATGCTGAGGAAGTTGAATCAGCAGTGAGAAAAGTTATCAAGGATGTGGGTTACGAACAGTCAGGTTTTGATTGGCGTACGGCAGAAATTACCAACTTGTTACACGGGCAAAGTGCAGATATTGCACTGGGTACAGATACGTTTGGCGCAGGCGATCAGGGCTTGATGTTTGGTTATGCCTGCAACGAAACTGATAATCATATGCCCAGTGCAATCTATTGGAGCCATCGTATTGTAGAAACTTTGACTCGTGTACGAAAAAGTTTAGCACTGCCGTGGTTAGGACCAGACGCCAAAAGTCAAGTAACGTTTGAATACAACGACAATGGTACTCCCAAACGCATTGCCAAAGTAGTTTGCTCAACTCAGCATCATGAGTCCGTGGACATCGACCAAGTTCGAATGTCTGTTGAAAGTGTAATCCGTGGTACTCTTCCTGAAAAATATGTTGATGACAAAACTGAATTTTATATTAACCCTACTGGTAGATTTGTTATTGGTGGGCCTGATGGCGATACTGGGCTTACTGGCCGCAAGATTATTGTTGACACTTACGGCGGGTATAGTCCTCATGGTGGCGGAGCCTTCAGCGGCAAAGATCCTACTAAAGTGGATCGCAGTGCTGCCTACTTAACACGCTGGATTGCCAAGAACATTGTGGCAAGTGGTCAAGCACCGTGGGCTACAGTGCAGATCAGTTACGCAATTGGACTTGCACAACCCATGAGTTTCTACGTGGAAACAGCTGACGCACAACAAGGACGTGATCTAACTAAATGGATTCAGGATAACGTTGACTTGACACCCAAGGGTATTATTGAACGTTTTGACTTGTTCCGCCCTATCTATAGTACAACAACTAACTACGGGCATTTTGGCAAAGACTATTTGCCTTGGGAAACTGTGGATTTATTCTAAGGAAACTATATGGGATTTTTTGATAGATTTAAAAAGAAATCTGAGCCCAAGGTCAAGGCCGAGACCAAGCCCAAGGTACCGGTAAAAACAGAAAAGCAACTTGCTACAGAAAAGGGCGAGCCTTATGTGGCTGTGCTTAGTATGGATGTGGATCCCAACAACCTGCATCAAGGTGCATTTGAACTAGACTGGAACGAAATCTTTGTGGCACGACTGGTCAAGGCTGGCTATATGTTGAAACCTGCTGACAGTGACGGCGAGATTGTGGATCGATGGTTTCAAAATGTGTGCCGACATGTTGTGATGGAAACATGGGAACAAGAACAAGCAATTAAAAACTCCGGCATGTATGTGCAAAAACGTGATCTCGGAGACGGACGGAGCGAAATAGGATGATATTCAATCACATTAAAGACCTCAAAGCCGAAGGTAAAAAAATCGGCATCACATTCAGTCAATTTGACATGCTACATGCAGGACACATTGCCATGTTGGCTGAAGCAAAAAATCATTGCGATTATCTAATTGTAGGCCTGCAAACAGATGCCAGCATTGACCGACCGGGAATTAAAAATCCCCCTGTGCAAAGCATTGTGGAACGCCAGATACAATTGAGTGCATGTAGATTTGTAGACGAAATTGTTGTGTACACTACCGAACAAGACCTAATTGACTTGATACTAACCTTGCCAATCGATGTACGCATACTTGGTCGAGAATATGAAGATACTAACTTTACTGGTCGCAATGAAGGTGCTGGGCAACACATTGAGCATGTGTTTAACAGCAGAGATCATTCATTCTCAAGTTCAAGCCTGCGCAAGCGTGTGGTGGCTGCCGAAACAGAAAAAGTATTACTACAACGATGATATTATATGTAAATGGATGCAGTCACACAGCGGCTGCAGAAGCAGTGGTTCCTGATGCGTTTGCTGTGGATGATGGCCGATACGGCATTGACCGCCGCCCTCATCCCATCAACTTGGAAGCCAGCTGGGGCAAGAATTTGAGTCGATTGCTCAACACTGAATTTTACTGTGATGCCGAAACAGCAGCCAGCAATGATCGTATACTGCGCACTACTACAGATTGGATTCACAACAATTATAGCCGCTTGTATGATACTGTGATGGTGATTCAATGGACCACATGGGAACGAGAAGAATGGGTGTTCGAAGGCAAGCACTATCAAGTAAATGCCAGTGGTGTAGACATGGTGCCACCAGAACTTGAAGCTAGATATCGTCAGTACATTTTGGATGTGAATTGGAATCAAAAAACAGATGAGTGGCACAATAAAATCTGGCATCTGCATTGTCGACTAAAAGACCTTAATGTGCGGCATCTTTTCTACAGCGGTAACAGCACATTCAGTGATATGCCAAATCAAAGAGATTGGCAAAATCACTACATCCAACCTTACTCAAGAGAACACAGTTGGAATGCCATACTAAAAAACAACGGATTCGAACATGTGAATCCCAAAAGTTATCACTTTGGAGCCAATGGTCATAGATTTTGGTCGGAATATGTGTTACAATACTTAAAGCAACACAAACTTCTGGACCGATTTGATGAAATATCTACTGATTGATACTGCCAACATGTTCTTCCGTGCCCGCCATTCGGCGCACAGGGCTAGCGACACATGGACTAAATTAGGCTTTGCACTGCACTTGACCATGATGAGTGCTAATAAAGTAGCTAGACGTTTTGGTGTAGACCATGTGGTTTTTGCATTGGAAGGACGCAGCTGGCGCAAAGACCACTACAAACCCTACAAAGCCAATCGTGCTGTGGCACGTGGTGCCATGAGCGAAACTGAAGCAGAAGAGGACAAGTTGTTTTGGGAAACCTATGATGAACTGACTAAATACTTGTCTGAGAAAACAAATTGTAGCGTGATCCGTTGCGCAACAGCAGAAGCGGACGATATCATAGGCCGCTGGATTGCACTACACCCCCAAGATGAACATATTATCGTTAGCAGTGATTCAGACTTCGTTCAGTTGGTTGCACCAAATGTGCAATTGTACAATGGCATAAACGATCACCTGTTCAGTGTTAATGGCGTAACAGATGCCAAAGGCAACAAATTGAGCTTTACAATTGAAAGCAATTCCAAGATCAAAGTAGGCAAAGCTGATAAAGACTTTGTGGCTCCAACTGACTATCAGAAGTGGGTGTTGTTCTTGAAATGTGTACGCGGTGATCCCGGCGACAATGTGTTCTCGGCATACCCTGGTGCACCAGTTAAAGGCACAAAGAATCGTGTGGGCATTACAGAAGCATTTGAAGATCGCAACAAAAAAGGCTACAATTGGAACAATCTCATGTTGCAACGTTGGACTGACCACGAAGAAAAAGAACACAAGGTGCTTGACGACTACGAACGTAATGTCACACTGATTGACCTCACTGCACAACCACAAGAAGTGAAAGATACTGTGGATGCTGTGATCAGTGAACAAGTCAGTGCTAAAGACACGGGCATGGTGGGCGCACACTTTCTTAAATTCTGTGGCAAGTATGAACTCACCAAGCTGAGTGACCAAGCAGAGCCAATTGGTCGCTGGCTGAATCAAACATATCAAGGAGTGTTAAAATGATAGTAGCAAAACCAGTAATTGACAATCAATACTGGATTCTCAAACAAAACAATCAAAAGATTGGTAACATTGAGGCCAGTGCAGATGGTTATGTTGTAAAAATACAAAATCAAGTATCCAATTACAAGACCATGCCCATGGTTAGAGAAGTGATTGACATCACTTTTGAACCTTCCGAAACAGTCACCCCACCACCTAATGATTCAGTTCACGGTTATGAAACCGGGTGTAAGACCTACAATGGATTGTGGAATGTGAGACTGAAGTTGCCGCTGTTTACCAAACAAGAGAAATCCAAGTCATGGTTCGCAGCCGGATGGTACACAGTAAAACAACATCGCTCATGGAAGATTGTGCGCAACCCTAAACTGATTGCACTTGATCGTTACAAGTATCAAGGACCATTTTACACCAAGGAGCTGGCTAGTGAATCCCTTTCGTGATCAAGAAAAATTTATGAAGGCTTGTGACCAAAGCGTTGACAAATTTAATGGCACACAGTTTGATATGTACTGTGCTCTCATCGAAGAAGAACACAAAGAGCTCAAGGTTGCTCTTGCCGAGGACGACGAAGTTGAAATAGTCGATGCGTTGCTGGATATCCTTGTTGTTACAATTGGTGCATTACACAGCTATGGTGCTGATGCCGAAGGTGGCTGGAAGGAAGTCATGACCACAAACTTTGCCAAGATCGACAAAGAAACAGGCAAGGTTCGCAAGCGCGAAGATGGTAAGGTACTCAAGCCAGTAGGCTGGACTCCTCCTAATTTAGAACCATATCTTAAAAAATGAGTTTGCACATCAATCGGTTTATTGACTCAATCAAGGCAGCAGAAAGCCGTGGACAGAAAGATCTTATCATGTCCGTGCGTGATGCCAAAGACTTGCATGGTGATATAACCAAGTTGTTGTTGGCGCTAGAACAATCACGCAGAGAACAGGCCAGGCAAAATGAGCCAATTGAGGTAGTTTTGTCAGGTGGCAGTTTTAAATCTGCATAGTTATTGGGATAAATAAACACGGAGTTTATCTATGTCACGACCCAAGCCACAGGTGTTAATTGAAATCACCAACAAACAAACTTACAAGACCGAGCAAGTGTTGGCCTCGGAAGGCGTATGGGCAGTTTTTTACGAAAACAAACCAATCAACTTAAAAACTTCAAATATGCTTACTCAGTATCCTGGTCCTAAGTACAAAAAAGTCTCATTCTCAAATCCTGGACATGCCAAAAATCTGGCTCGCAAACTTAACACACAGTTTCAAACCACAAAGTTTTCAGTAGTGTTGTTGACTACTGGTGATAAAATTTATCCATAACGTATGTTTGACAAATGGCCGACCAAACTTAATATCGAGTTGTCAACAGCCTGTAACGCAGCCTGTCCGCAGTGTTCTAGATATCTAGATGATGATCCAGAACTTGGTATTGTAGAAAATCCTAACTTACCACAAAACACATTGACCTTGGATGTGTTAAAAACTTTGATAGATCATGAATGGTTAAAACAAGCCAAGCATGTTAAATTCGAAGGCACTCATGGCGAACCAACCATGGCCAAAGATTGCACTGACATACTCAGATGGTTTAGAGAAGTAAATCCCACTGTTACCTTTGCATTGCATACCAATGGTAGTACAAGAAATAAAGAATGGTGGCGCGAGCTTGCACAATTTTTTCAATACAATCCGGAACGACGCAGTACAGTGACTTTTAGTTTGGATGGCATAGAAGATACCAATCACATATATCGTCGACGCACTGTGTGGAAAAAGATCATGGAAAATGCTCAGGCATTCATTGATGCTGGTGGGGTGGCTGTGTGGGATATGATTGTATTTGAACACAACGAGCATCAAGTGTTGAAGGCGCGGAAGTTGGCCAAGAGCATGGGATTTTATTCATTCGGGGTCAAAGTCAGTCAGCGAACTCTTATTAGGCCAATTGAATGGCTCAAGCAACCCAAAACTTGGAAAGAAAATCAAGGCACTGGCACGGTCAAAATTAATTGCATAGGCAAGCAATTTGATGAGTTGTTTTTAAGTGCCAACGGACTTTATATGCCGTGTTGTTTTATCAACGAAAATGCATACGGTCCTGCTATGCCTTCAACACAAAAAGAAATTGAAGAAGTGCTAGGAGATTTTTCTCAATATCACAGCAGTCACGGACTTGATCATGCTCTTGAATTATTTCATCGTGTGAGTGATCGGTGGGAAACCAATCCCATGGAAATTTGCAAAAATATGTGTGGCAATGGCCATTGGCCGGACCGAATGCAACAAAAACAAGTGACTGAAGCATGGCCCGAACGGTTCCAAGCACAACACAATCAACCTACTTTGTAAGTCGGTGATCACCAAAGAAGAAATTACACAGAAAATTCTCCAAGGTCTTCCTGAAGAAGATCGTCCCACTTATGAAGAAGCGTGTAAATCATGGTGGATGAACTTTAGAGAAGGCGGCGGGTTTAGACTGACCAATGCTGGATACATGGCCTTGAGCACATGGAAGTTTGAAACATACTCATTTGCTGTTCCGACTAACATAGTTGCTATTGCTAGACATTTGCTGACCTTGGACAAAAAGTTGGATTGTCCTTACTACATCAAAATTGGCAAGAATCCGCAAATTGTTCTGTTTGGCAGCCAGCAGGCAGTGATGTTAGCCATGTACAACGACTTGGAAAAATGGTTAAAGTATCTTAATCGCACATGATTGTGCCTGGCGTACAAAATTTGCTCGTATCCAATTAGGGTACACATCAAGCACAAATTGTTTTTGATGTTGCAATCGTTCTTGGTATGGCTTGAGATCAATATTGCCTAGTATTAACTCTTTATTAAGTTTTAATGCTTCTTCGACTCTACGGTCATTGGGCAACCAATCATACGACGTGTTTACTAAATCTTCAAACATATCAAATCCAAGTTCTCGACAGTCTTGCACAATACCCGGATGTCCAATCAAAATAGGTATCTGTCCGGCAATCATTGCCTGCAATGTTTTTTCAGTTATTATGCCGGGTCGGTCTTCATACTGTGTTTCTGTAACAATGTTTACAGAGCACTGAGAATACAATGGTGCTAGACGCACAAAGTTTTTGTCATTTTCAGTACCGCGATAGCTAGAATAGTTCCATTGGTCAAGTAATATTTCGTCCCCATAACTTAAAATACCATCTGGCCAGGTTTTAAGAATGTTTACTACTTGCAATCTGTGATTGCATTTTCTACCATTCAGACATTGCCAGGCCATGGATCTAGGTTGTTCAAAGTGATATTGCCATTCTGTTTGTCGTTTTCTAATAGTCTCGCAGGTTGCTAGATTATGATTGCTAAACTCAATAAGATTGATAGGCCCAGAGTACAGCTGATCTAGCCCATGACTCCAATATGTTACCACCACTTGATTAGAATGCTGACCATAGTGTGATTGTACTTGTGCTAATTCTGTTAATCCTGGAGTAACAAAGTCTTGAAAGTGTAGCAGTATCAACGTGCGTGGACCAAACTCAACATTGGGCAATCGAAGAGGCCAGCCAGATTGTGAGTTGTAAGGGGGTTGAAAACAGTTGTATTCAGCCACAAGTTCTACACCCAATTGATCAAATGTATGGGCAATTAATTCAGCATAGTTCACAGGAGTATTTACTAAGTATTTGATGTACTGGAATAATCCGTTAATTGAAGCACATTTTCCCGGCGACCAAGATCCTGTTCATGACAGTTTACACAATGGCACACATTGTTTATTTTGGAATCCAACCGCAGAATTTCAAAACTTACCAACCAACCAACGACTTGGTGAACTGTGCAGATGGGCCATGGAATGGCTTGATCACGACGGCATAGATGGGTTTGCTGCCGATGCTCGCAATCATTATGATATTGCTAACTTGGTCAAATTGAATCTGTGGATACATGATATTCGAACACAAGGTATTGTGAAACCTTGGTTGTTGCTGGATCAAGATGGTACACTAGTCCCTGGTACCGGGGACAGTAGATTGAGATGTCTGGAACGCATACCAGAAATTCAAACTGTACCAGCATTCATAAGCACACATGTCAACAGAGCCGATCAGTATCAGCATCTTGAGCCTGTGACCACGTTGGATCAGTTTGCTCGATTATGCGGAGCACGGCCTGGACAGTTGTTTACTTTTAGGCTGACAGATTCCGCTGCACCATTTGGCATGTACTGGTACGAATACAACAGTGACCAGACCAGATGGGTCACACCTAATGAATCAGATTGTGTGCAGGCCTTTGTGGCCTATGCCCATGCTCATCCAGAAATTGTTATTACTCCTGAGTGGTTTGATCACGTGATTGACTGGAATCAATACCACAATATTGTAAAAAAGTAGCCAACTGAATCTGTTTCCACTGTTCAGATCGATCAAGAGATGCAGGCACATGTACCCCCATCCAAGGCAAACTGTCGTTGCAGTGTCCTGCAAATCCTTGTTTGGGCAACAGTAAATCTCTAGGCCATTTTTCTAAAAACTTGTTTTGTAATAATGGTTTGCCTTGCCTCAAGTGCCAAGGTAAGTTAAGAGCAAACTTTATAATCTTAGGATGCATGAATGGCGAACGCGGTTCTATACTGTGTGCCATGGTCATGGTATCTACGCCACGTGCATCAACTGCTGTGATCTGCACAAGGTAATCCATTAGTAGTGTGGCAGCACCTGCATGCCCTTGTGACGCAGACACACACTGATCCCAAAGACGTTGACTGTCTGTGTCTGATGGATCAAAACAACTGTAAGGACTTGCAGATGTTTTGATGTCAAATGCCATGTTGCGATACACAGGATATCCGCCAAATAATTCATCAGCGGCTATGCCAGTAAACAAGATACGTTGTTGACAGTGATGAGCAATGTGCCATTGGCCAACAAAACTCCAACTCTGCACAGGCATTTGTGAACACTCAATGATGTCAACATAGTCCTGTGCCCAGTCACGTTCGGTCATGGGCAACTCAGTGAGATTTTGACATTGTTGATCAGTTAAGAAATCTCTAATTCTCATGCTCACAGTGTCTTTGCCTTCACACACTGTGGTATACAATCCCGCAAACTCCGGCATGGCAGCCAGTATGATTCCAGAGTCCACGCCACCACTAAAGGTCAATCCTGCAGGTTCCGTAGGGCGCATGTCTGCTATGACCTTGTTAAATATCCAATCAAATTCTTCTTGAGCTTCTGAGTCACTCATAGACTGTGGTGCTTGGACCCAGTCAAACATGCTGTCAAGCTGAAAACTCAAGCCAGTTTCGGTATACAATCGACCTGGTTCACAGCGTTCAATGCCCTGATAAGGTGTGCGGCGTATGGTAGGCCAGTGCTTTTGACTCCATGCGTCAACTTGAATTTTGGGCTGTGTATAACACAAGATTGCCGACACTTCACTACTAACAATCAAAATATCATCGTCTTGATATCGATACAAACAACGCTCGCCTTGTGGATCTGTTGCAAATCTCACTGACTCAAAATCAGTGTACACCCAAGCCCAAGGACCTTCAAAGTACGGAATCTTTTTGTAGTTTTGTTCTCGCACAGTGCGATACACTAATTCTGTGTCTGTAGTGTATCGGCCAAACCAACGATAGTTATAAACTTCACCATTGTAGGCCAAGAAGTCTGATCGTGGTCGATGATAAAACTCATCTTCACCTGTGATATGTAACACAGTTTGCGCTATAAAAATATTGTCATGATGCTGGTAATGTGTGAAGTCTGGGCCACGAGCATGTATTTTATCAACTGCTTGTAGGTGTAGGTCAAGGTCAAGAGGCCGCTGACTTTTCACAAACAATATGCCGCACATTATTTTATTTTTTCAATTACACTGGGCCACCAGTTGGCAAAATCTGTAGGCCAGTTGGATTGCATTTGCGCTAATAAATTTTGGTTATGCTGTGCGGCTTGTTCACAGCGTTGAGATAGTTCAGGCCACGACGTAGCTTTAATCTTTTCGACAGCATCATGTCCTTCAAAGATAAAAACTACCATTTTATCTCCAGGGTCAGCAGTTTTATTTTCAATTATACTATCATAGTCATGATTGATTAAGTCATGTAAAACATCAAATCCCAAACTGTGCAAGTATGCCACAGTATGTTTGCCCGAATACACAATCCACGGCACAGGCAAACACAAAGCTCTAAACATTTTTTCACTGAGGGCTACAGTGGTATCCGAACTGTAAGTTTCTATTACAATATTAGCCCAGGCTTGTAAATGTGATTGTTTGTGTTCGAGATCATGATTACAAAACGGCATGTGTGGTAACAAGTCGTCATATACATGTTGATAAACTTCTTGATACTGCAATTCCAATTGTTGCCATTGCTGTGTAAAATTTTCTTTCAATCCATTGACTGAACCGTTGTCGCCAGACCAGGACCAACAATTAAAATTAATATAATCCAAATTGTCAACCTTGAATCCGTTAAGTGCCATTAACATAACACGGTTCCATATTTCTAATAATACCAACATACGTTTAGTATCCAACCTGTTTACACTAAAATTAAAACGTCTGTCAGGGTTCCATTTTGCGTCAGACGGTGTATGATTGTATATGCCAAAAAAACTAGGAGGTAGTTGGCACACTTGATATTGAGTTGGGACAGTAATGTAATTGTCTGTGATGACTACTGTGTCTTTATCAAAAAGATAAGGCAACGATGTGTTGTGATTTGTGCTACAGGTTGAAAAATCATCAACCAGGCATATCACAACTTGGCGTGTGCCACGTTGATAAACTTTATTATTGTCGCTTAGTGGTTCATATCCAAGTGATAACAAATTGCTTCGAAAGAAATTCATGAGCATATTTTCATGCCAAATACATTGACTCTTTTGAAATATTTCTCCCTGATAAATTTGATGGTATAAATCTGTCATGTCAATACTTAGTAACACCAATGACCCTGGGCTAAAATAGCAAAAAGTAGTACTTTTTACACCCAAAAAAGGTAGTACTTTTGTTGTATTTTTGCAACAGACATTTTGGTTGACGGAAAATGCCCGAAATGCTATAATACACACATGATGCGAAAGAAACGTACTGATCGAAGCCACATAGTGTACTGTATCCAAATTGGATTTGAGTACTACATTGGTATTACCGCAAAAACCCAGCGCACAATTAACATGTCGCTCCGTAGCCGTGTGAACAAGCACATCTACCGTAGCCGTACAGAAGACAAAGCCTGGAACCTGTACGAAGCAATTCGTGCCGCTGGCGAATCGGCTATCAACTACACCATCATCGACATTGTGCGTGGCAAAGATGCCGCACACAAGTTGGAGCGCGAGTTAATACAAAAGTATGCACCTGCGCTGAACACGGATGTTCGCGTGAAGCAAAACGGTTGACACCAAATCACCGTTTTGCTATAATACACACATAGACAACAAAGGAGCCCGATATGACCACTATAACTGTAGCACAAATGATTGAGGCACTCAGTGCCCTGCCCGCTGATGCTCGCTTGGTAGTGACCGAGTCTGGTTATTACTCCTACAGTGAGTTTGCGGATATCATGTTGCCGGAAGTGTATACTCCGGAAAATGATTTGACGCCAGGCGCACCCGTGTATCGTATTGGACATTCACATCAATCTTATTAAGGAGCCCAACATGACCAACTGGACTGACCCTATCATACATTGGAATCAACTGCCCGGCACGGAAGTCAAACGACTGCTGGCCACATGGGGCATGGATGAAAAAGCCATAGCCCGCTATGATGCCAAGCATGGCTTTGCGCCGACACCGTTGAAAGTGCCTGCACCTGCAAAGGCAGTGGCAGTAAAGCCTGTGGTGGTTGCAGTGCCTAAAGCACCTGCAAAAAAGGCCGCACCTGCAAAGCCAGTGGCTCGTCAAAAGCATACAGGTGCGGACGGTGAGGTGAAGTTTGTGCCGCACCGCAATCTGTTTGTGGGCTTCTGGGGTGGTCGAGTGGTGGTGACCAAGCGCACCGAAGCCGCATGTGTGGAGTTTTTGAAAGCCTGCCAGGCACAAGGAGAGTAACATGCCCTGTAGAGACTATGCGTCAGACAGTTATTCCAGCCCCACTGACAGTAGGCAGTATCGCGATCTCAAAGATCGTGCTGACCTGCTGGCTCGCATTGCCTGCAAGGCCATGACTGAACTGGAAAACAACAAGATTGAAGATATGCTGTTGCTCCGTGATGACGAAGTGCGTGAATGGTGGGCCAAACACAAAGAAGCAGACCGCAAGGCCCGCGAAAAGGAAGAACGCAAACAAGAGCGTGTGCGCCTGCGGCGGGCGGCCCTGCGTAAACTCACAGCAGAAGAAAAGGTTGCACTGGGTCTCAAAAAGAGCACTGACCCAGACCTCGAGGAAGATGTCACGCAAGACCTGTTGGCAGTGGCTGACAAGATTCTCAAAAAACGCTTTACAAGAAAGGAATGGCAAATATGAACAAAGAAATTGAACTGGTGCCCGGTGGTGGCCGTTACTACCGTGCAATGACATTTCATTGGCTGGTTGTGGCTGTGCTGATTGTGCCTGTGGCCACAGCCTTGATTGTGGCCATTGTGAATCCCTTGTGGTTCCGCAGTGCCATGTTTGACTGGGTTGAGCGTGGTGTGAACCGTCTGAGCCAGTGGCGCAATTATCAAAAGTATCGCATCTACTTGGGCACCGATCCCCGCATGTGGCACACCCTCAAAGGCGACTTGAAGTGAACGAACGAATTCAAGAACTTGCTGAACAGTGTCGAATTGAAACTTATGGTGTCAATGGTGAACTGTTAACATTTGGGTTTGACGAGGAAAAGTTCGCCGAGTTGATTGTTCGGGAATGTATGAATATTGCTAAAAATTGGCAGGATCAACTTGAAAATGCCAACAGTCTCAGCGAATCAAATGCAGTGGGCATTGTTGCATATCGGATTGCACGACAATTTGGAGTTAAAGAATGAATGAACGAATTAAACAACTTGCTCTACAATCGCAGTTAGTGTATGAAACCACTGATGGTAAAGTATACAACTCGTGGGAAGATTATGTTGATTTGACTGAATATGTTGAAAAGTTTGCCGAGTTGATTGTTCGGGAATGTGCTGATACAGTATTAGGGTTTCATAATCAATTCGGTGATAGTGCCCACAATGAGATTAGACAACATTTCGGAGTTGAAGAATGACGGCAGGTGAGCGGGCAGGCTGGTGGGCCATTGTATACCTACTCTTGGTAGGTGCGGCTGCTTACTTCGTGATCTTTATGGTCGTTTTTAGTTTTGTTAAAAAATTGATTTGGGGTTGAAGAATGAACAAGCGTAAAATCACTACCCGAGTTATCTTTGATGGTGTTGTGGATAGTACCTTTACCCAGATGCGACAAGTGTATACTGATGACCGGGGCGAGTATGTAAACTGCGACCGCAATCGGTATCACATTGAGAATGATAGTTTTGACATTGTTTATACCACGGGCAGAGCAATTAGTGGTAAAGATTTGTTCAAAGAACATTTTGGAGTTCACAGTGCCTAAATTGTACATGTTGGTAGGAGTGCCAGGATCAGGCAAAAGCACCTGGATCAAAGACCAGGTCTGGGCCTTGGGCTTGAGTGTGGTCAGCACAGATCCCTGGGTGGAAGATTATGCTCGTCAGCAGGGCAAGACCTATTCAGAAGTGTTTGAAGAATACATGCCTGTGGCAGTGCGGCTCATGACCAACCATGCGTTGACTGCACAGGCCAACAACAACGACATCATCTGGGATCAGACCAGCACCACACGGGCAAGCCGGGCCAAGAAGTTTCGCTTGTTGCCCGACTACTCGGCCATTGCTGTGGTCTTTCCCACGCCCGAGCCGGCAGAACTTGAACGACGATTGGCCAGCCGTCCTGGCAAAACCATTCCACCCGATGTGATCGAGCGCATGATTGAAGACTGGGAAGAGCCAGACTTGTCGGAAGGCTTTGATGAAATTTGGAGAGTGTGATGAACGAACGAATTCAAAAACTTGCTGAACAGGCGCAAAAGATTGTAGGATACCTTGATGGTGGATATACTGAGATCAAAGCATTGGATCAGGAAAAGTTCGCCGAGTTGATTGTTCGGGAATGTGCCGAGTATGCTGAACATGAACTGGATATGGCAGGATACAAGAAAAAGTTTATGTTGAAACATTTCGGAGTTAAAGAATGATTGAAGTCAAAATTGATTTTATCACAACCCCAAGGTTTGGACAAACTTACGAACAGGTTCAGTCTCTGATTAAAAGAAAACTCGATGAACTGGCGGTTGAAATTGAAGGTGATTATTACCATACTCAATTTCTGATCGAACAAAACTTCAGTGGCAAAGAATGATCTGGCATTGGAGATCGGCCTTGCTTTTTCTTTTGGTATGTGTTATAATGTTTGGACCAATGATTTATATAACATTTCAGAGTTGAAGAATGAACGAAGAAATTGTAAAGAATTGGGTTACCGTTCCCAGAGTGAATGCTGATAAAGCATTGTCATGGGCAAAGCAATGGAATGAATACATTACCAATGACTATGCCGTGATTGGTGGTAGAACTGAACACTATCAAAAGGGCAATGACTATGACAATTTTGATTATTTCTTTGCGGTGGGTGGTATGGGGTCGGGTATCATTGACGAATTTAATAGATTGTTTGGAGTTAAAGAATGATTGACTACCACGAAGCAATTAAAGAAATGCACCGTGGCAATGTTGTCAAATATGTAGGCACCATAAATGGTAATGTAATGACCGACAAAGGTTGGTGTTTCTGTATGCAACGAGGCGTCATCTTTGTCCACAAGGACGGCAAGGTTGTGCCCAAGAGTTCTGGCAACATGGTTTACGATCCAGACTTTCGTTATGAATTGACAGGTGAAACCGTTGAACCAAGAGGATGGCCAAACAAACCCAAAAAGTATCCAGAGATTCGTCCGTTGGACAAACAAGGCCGTAAAGAGATAAAATCAAAGTTGGGTTATAGTAGAGTAGGATTGAGGAATGTATGAATGAAAAGATTAAACTATTTGCTGAACAAGTAGACAAAGAATTTGATAATCCTGGTGCCAGACACAAAGCAATAGAAAGGTTTGCCGAATTGATTGTTATGGAGTGTGCTGATATATTAATAGAAAATGGCAACAAACAATTTACTATTAGAACGGTAGAACCAGAATCACACAACAAAACCACTGATTGGATGGAAGGCTACGAAGAAGCCGTTAAACATTATGGCAGTTTCTTGCTGAAGAAAAACGCCAAACTTATTAAGAAACATTTCGGAGTTGAAGAGTGACTGATGAAATTTTAGGTTATCGTAAAGCTGGTAAAGATAATTGGCAATCAATTGTTCAGCCTAAAGGTTATATGTATACAGCGGCTGTTATGACTTGCGGTTGTTGCGGTGGTTGGATTAGTGGTATGGGTGGTCCCGGTACCCAACATACATATTGTGTTCCTTGTTATGAGAAAGAACAAAATGAACGATCGAATTAGAGAACTTGCTCATGAGGCTGGATTACCAACATACAATCCAGATGGTATCCCAACCAAGCTGGAAAAGTTTGCCCTGTTGATTGTAAGAGAATGTATCGGTTGTTGTGAGCAAGCGATTAGTGATCCTGTTCCCGAATCGGTAGACACTTGGTTGAATGGTGGTTCGCAATGTATTAGCGAGATTAAAGAACATTTCGGAGTTGAAGAATGATTAGAATAATTCTAGCTTTTGTTGTGGTGTTTGGCATGTTCTTTTTCGGTATTCGGTATCTACGGAACATGTCCGGGAAAGAAACGTGGAGTTTGGTAAAACTCTTGACTTACAGTGCATTTTGTGCTATACTTACTTTTGGTAGTCTGATCGCCCTTGTGGTGCTTTTTTAAGGATATAAAATGAAACGTATTTTGACTCTCTCCGTTCTTGCCGCGGCTGTGCTGGCAACAGGTTGTACTCGTATTGAAACAGGTGAAGTTGGTGTCCGTGTTGGCTTTGATAAACAAGTACAGCAAGGTGAACTTTTGCCTGGCTCGTTTAATCAAACTTTCTGGGGTGATGTTCTTACATTTCCAATCAAGGATGTGAATGTTAGATTGGACGACATGACCCCAGTGGCCAAAGATAACTCAACAATGAAAGACTTTGATGCTGTGGTTATCTATAACATCAATCAAGCACAGGTTGCAGAGCTGTACTCAACCAAGAGCCAAGCATTCCATGCTCGACAAAACGGCGACATTTATTTGATGTTTAATTATATTGTCCAAACTGCTCGTAATGCTATCTACAAAGAAGCTCGCAAGTATGAGGCATTGGATATGGCTGACAATCGTCAAGTGATGGAACAGGCAATCAAAGAACAAATTCAAAAGAGTTTGGCTGATGAAAAACTTGACGGTAGTTTGGTTGTTGGTCAAGTGTTGATTCGGAATATTGTACCTGCCGATTCAGTTGTTGCAAGTGCAAATGAGTTGGTTCGTGCTAAGAATGAATTGAAACAAAAAGAAGTTGAAGTTAAGACTGCAAAGATGGAAGCAGAGCGTATGCAAGCATTGAGTAATCAAGGTGCTCAGTCAATTGCTTACATGCAAGCGCAGGCTATGATGAATATCTCAGAAGGTATCAAGAACGGCCGTGTGCAAACGATTGTTGTTCCTGCAAACTTCAATGCGCTGATGATGCAAAAATGATCGATCTTGAAACTGCACTAAAAAATCACGACTGGAGTCTGGATGGGTATAAAACTCGTCCCGACCTAGATCGTTTGATGAAAGAAAATCCCGACTCAAGTCAAGCACTTTGGGAACGATACTGCCCATGGAGTGACACTAACGGTGGGTACATTGCTTGGAGTCGTAGATGAGCAATAAAATCACTGCGGCAATGCTTGACCGCAAGATTGCATGGTGTGAGCAAAAGCAAGCGGAAGCCAAGGCAGCGGCCATCCGGCACATGCAGGATTTCTATTTTGAAAAGACTCGTGCCAGTGTGACCGAGGCATGGCCTGAAAGTTTTAATGGACCCGATCTTGCTCAAGTATTAAATGTAGAACGTGTGAGTTATAGGATCTACTACAGTCAAGATAATCTCACTTGCCGACTGTTTGTGTTCCGTCCGCACTGCACGCCTTTTGAAACTGAAACAATGTTAGGCATGGGCTTTGTACCTGCACAAGATGGTGATACAGAAAACATTCCCAATCAACCCGTAGAGGAAGTTGAAAAATGAATCGATTTAGACCACAAGATATATCTAAAAAGTATATCATGCAAGAACGCCGAATGGGTATCTGGGTAAACTACAACTGGCAAACTCGCAACAAATGGTATCCTGCAGGCTGGAAGCCCAATCACATCAGCATTGGGCGCAGATTTGGCCACTTGCATTATCTTGCTTGCCATGCACCAGCACCCGTCCAAACGCAGTGGCGGGCGGCGTACCAGCGATTCTGTGACCAGCACATTCCCAGCCGTGCCAGCATGCGATATCTTGCTGCCTTCACTTATGATTCCAGGCTATGAACGCTGAACTTGAACGCCTGGTGCGGGCCGCTGGCGCACCCGAAGAAGTCATGACGGAACTTTGGTTTGCTATCTTCTGTCAACAATTTGCTGATCTGCTGATTGCCGAAATGGAAGGTTGACAAACACTTCGCATTTTTGTATAATAATTCTATACAAAATAGAAAGGGTATGCTATGGAATTTCTTCCAGTATTAGAACTAATTGACAGACTCTGCATTGCCAGAGTAAAACATGCACGAACCAAAGGTGCCAACCAAGTTGAACTTGATTGGTACGAGGACAAGTTTCAACAACTACCACAAAGTCCCGAACTGGATTCAGACATTCAAGCCATGACCGATATCCATCATGCTATCTGGGATTTGGAATGGCAACTTAAATCAGGCGTGGAACAGATGTTGAGTCTACAAGAAATTGGCCGGCGTGCCATTGCCATTAGAGATCACAACAACAAACGCATTGCTTACAAAAATTCCATTGCCACTATTTTGGGGCATCCAGTAAAGGAAATTAAACACGACCACTTGGCCGACGGCACAGTTGACACTAAATAGTTTTCCTGCTACAATGTAGCACAGGGCCAATAGCTTAATGGTAAAGCAACCGACTCATAATCGGTCGAGTCTTGGTTCAATTCCAAGTTGGCCCACCAAACACTGGCCGTAGTATAATGGATAATACAGTTGCCTTCTAAGCAATCAATCCAGGTTCGATTCCTGGCGGCCGGACCATGCAGTAAATAACACAAAGCCAGAGTGGTGGAATGGTATACACAGCAGACTTAAAATCTGCCGCTTGAAAGGGCATACGGGTTCGATACCCGTCTCTGGTACCAAATATTATGAACAAAAGTCCTGCCTGCGGAACCTTTCACAGCCAATGCAGAATTGAAGATGTCATTGCGGAAGGAGGCAACCCTGATGAAGATGTTCAACGAGCTTTAGATCTTGAACGCATGATCAACGCACACAATGCTCAACGTGAGGCCGACGAAAAGTGGCGAGAAAACAATCTTGAATACGATTTGCGCAGTACTGAGTGGATTTGCAACAAAGCCAAGGCCAGTGACACCTACGCTCAAAACATCTACGCTGCCTTGTGCAATCAAGACTGGCAAAAGAACGAAGTATGGCCATTGTTGAAGGGTGAGACCTACAGTTGCAGTTGGCGATATGCCGGCGGCATTGTGGCTGACATGCGTGAGGAGGGTGACTACATCAATTGGTACTGTTCGGGCATAGGTGATGGATTGGGCAATGGTGATGCCGATGGTGCTAAAGGCTATGTGCCCGAAGGTACAGTCACAGAAGAAATACGCGAAGACTTTTTTAAATTGGGGTGGATCCCTGTAGATAATGACGAGGTTTGAAGACAGCAGTCTTGATCCGGCACACAGCAAACAAGGCTATTATCAAGTAGGAACAAAACTATTTGACAAAAAACTCAACGCCTTGCTAGAAGCCAGTTGTACACATCAACATGTGTCTTGGGATTTCAATCATGCAGTGTTTGCTCAACAAGCACAGATGCCTAGACTAGGCATTCCACTGATGGAATTGTACAAACAACGTGCTTTGCAACTTCGCGACCGATACGATTACTTAATTTTAGGATATAGTGGCGGTGCTGACAGTGACAACATCTTAAAAGTTTTTCAACAAAACAAAATACACTTGGATGAAGTGTGGTGTGACTGGCCACTTAGCCTTGTTGAAAAAAGCAACTATGTAATCAGTGATGCAACCAATCCAGAGAACATGCCTGTAGAATGGTTCCGTGTGATCAAACCTGCATTAGACGAACTAGCAGTTACCAATCCCGAAATACATGTACACGTAAGCGATACCTTTGCTGGGCAAACAGAAGAAGATGCTGAAGATAGCATGACTGTTATTTCTGTGCCCACAGTATACACGTCAATCAAACGCTACAGATACATCACACGATATCTACAACAGTTTGTGGATCGCGGACAAAGAGTTGCTGTGATCACCGGCATGGACAAAGTCAATCCAGCTCGACGTGGTAATCAGTACGGATTTCGATTTGTTGACAATGCGGCTATTTTTAAAACACACGCACAAGGCAACGAATATCGCAACATTGAATACTTCTACTGGACACCAGACTTTCCTGCTATCGTAACTGAACAAGCACACTTGGTTTGGGATAGTCTACTGTTAGATCCCACAGGCACACAAGCCATGCTGGATCTTAAAGGCGCAGAATGGCAACAACGCAAAAAATGGTTTGACCATACCATAAAGAAAATTTGCTACCCACACTGGGACTTTAACAAAATACAAGTAGACAAAAGCGGTATTTTTGCCAACAATCACTTTGACAAACTTACCCAACAGTTCCAGAAAGAACGATTTTATCAAAGTTGGGCGTCATGTGCAATAAATACAATACGCCAATTAGATCCTGCAATCGCATTCAATGACAAGAAATCAGTAAAAAGTGATATGACTGTCTTTGACAATTTCCACCCAATAGGAACCATACCATGGTAAATAATACCTTTCGTTGCGTCGGTAACATTTCTGGCATTCCCGATTATCTCAAATGGTCAGAATTACGAACCAAGCCAGAAAATGTACACACAGTGAAACAAGCACCTGCATCTCATGCATTACGGGTTCGTGTACGTAGCAAATGCGCTGCCGACATGGCTGCCAAGTATGGCTATACCAACACAGACACAGATGTATTTGGAGCAGATGTACTGGACTTTGAGAAGTGGGCCATAACTGATCACAGTGTGGTTGAACGCATTGGAGAACGCCTTGGATTAAAACTGACACTGGGCAGAGTACAAGTGCAACGCTCAGGACAAATGGTCATGCCACACAGAGATGATCTGTCTACCAGTTACCTGGGAGAAGTCAGCGAGATTGAACACTATTATCAGGCTGCAATTACTGATGAAGATCGACAGCGATTTGCGCAAGATCCTCAAACAGCCACAAGAGTGTTGATCATGCTGGAAGATTGGCGCATTGGCCAAGGCTTTACAACTGAACACGGCTTGCTGGACAATTGGCGGCGTGGTGATGTATATGCTTGGAATTGGCCCACTGAAGTGCATGGTACGTTTCACAACGGCTACTGGTCCAGACCATTATTGCGTT